GTAACTGCTGCTGTATCAAAACCAACTCCTGCTGTTGCAGAAGAAGAGGATGATGCATTATCATACTTTGCGAAACTCGCAGAAGAATAATTACACGGGGGTCAAACGACCCCCTTTTTTTATGGATTAACTACGTTTGTATTTTCAGTTGTTATCAAACTACTTGTAATATAATTAGAACTCTTTTCATATCTAACAACATCTCTTAGATCATTTACAAATGTATTGATATATGAAGGGGACAATACATCTATTTCTCTTTTCGTTTCATTTTTTGTATACTCATATTCTAAGTTGGTAACTGCACGAGCAATATTATCAACTTTTACTGTAAATTCATCTTTATCATCAAGTTGAGTATTACCTGCTTGTGATATAAGAGTATATCTTAATTCTGATGGAAATTTTGAAGATGTGCCATCAATTTTAAATTCATCATCAACAATTAAATTTGGAGGTAAGATTTGTCTACCCATATGATCTTTAATTTCAAAAGTTTCATAATGATGAATTTCATTTAGATTTTCTTCTGAACCGTATTTGTCAAGAGCGATTTCATAAACTTCATAGTCCTGTAATGGCCACTCATTGTTTATATTTGTTATGCCAGCAACTAACACAATCACATAATCTAAAGATGCATCATCGTATAATTCTTCTGCTATTGTATCAGGTCTATCACCATCACCAATCACAAACTTATTAAATAAAGTTACATTATCTTTAAGAAAATCAAATAATTTTGATCTACGAAAAATATTCTTAATTACAACATAATCAGTAGATGAGTTTTTATGTAATAAAGGAGATTGATATGCAATATCTGGTAACTCTCTAAAATAACCCATTAGAAACCAACTCCATCTGCATCACCCAGTCCATCATAATCTTCAGCATAGATAGGATTGAGTTCTTTGAATGTCATATTCATTCTAATATTAACTGGAGTTCCTCCTTCATAACTTGCATATGTACCTGCATTGGTATAATTGACATTTAATCCAGTTAAAGCACATAATTTGAAACTATTTAAAAATGGATGATCTTTTCCTTTATGTAAGTAACGTAGTGCAAATACATCTGGTGATTTAAGAAATATACCAGCATCTCCACCTGTTTGACTAGTTTTTGCTGACATTGTTTGTTTTAAGTATCTTATAATTGTTTTAACTCTAATTGCTTCCTCATAATTTCTTGGAGAAAAGGTAACACTAAATGGAAAAGATCTTAAATTCACACCTTGAAATAATAACTCTAAATTAGAGTTTAGTATCTGACCTGTTGCTCTGGATATAACACTACCTGGACTTACATTACCACCAAGAGCATTGATTGCTTGACCACTTATACCTGCAAGAACTGCATTTTTTGTATCATCGTCAAGACTTGGTAGTGGAATTCCTTTTTGTAGTAATGTAGCAACCTCTTGAAATGATTCACCAGGTCGGGTCATTATTCTTTGAGCAGCAGCAAGACCTGCTAATTGGAAAATATTTAAACTATCTTCACCCCAAGTCACACTATTAGAATCATTTACCTCTTGTGGTATTGGTAATTCAATATAATATTTTGTTCTTTTATCTGCTGTCTTTCTCATTCGAGTATTTGCTTCACTGACTTTAAACTGATAACCAGTTGCTTGTGCTCCTAGTTTACCTTCCTGACCTTTTTGACCAGCGATAACGATTCCATTCTTATTAAATCCTTCTGATTTATCATAGTAATTAATATCTGCACGTAAACCCATACCCTCACCTGGTTTTGGTGGTGTATATTCAATACATTTAATTAATAGTGTATCTCCAGTTTCTTCTGCTGCATTTCTTTTTACGGGATAACTGAGATAGTACGGACTTTTTTTTACAGTAGCGGTTTGTGTAGTTGATTGTTTAGACGATCCTACAGTTTCTGTACTACCCATAAATTTAGGATCATCAGATTTTCTTATTGACTTATCATGTCTTGTATCTCTATAAGCTCCACTTTCATTAAAATCTTTTTGTAATTGCCTATTAGCTTCTGGATCTTCACGAAATGTTGCTAACTGACCATTTTTCTTTGCTAATGCAAGATGTTCAGTTCTTGTTAATTTTCCTCTTCTCTTACGAGCGTTATATGATCTACGATTACTTGTCATATCGACCTAATTTTTTAACTATTTAGACGTATTTTGACAAAAGGCAAAGTTCTTAAGTCTCTTAACTCCATTTCATCTACTTTATATAATCCACCAACTACTTCTGGGAAGGTATATTGTCTCATTTCACCCCAGTGATAATTTAATCCTTTGAATCCCCAAGAGAATACTTCAGTAACTGCAACAAGTGGATGTTCATCATATGCAATGTTAGGTGTCTTTGGTTTATATACAAATACATAATAATTTCCAGCTTCAGGTACATTACTTCCTTCTGTTAATACATCAAGTATTTCCTGTGCTAAATCATCAGCACTCTCAGTGCCATATAAGTTTTGCATTATAGGATCTAAACGACTCATATGTCTAACTCTTTCTCTGTGATTACTTTAAACTCCCACATTCGGTCAGCACAATATTCTCGTGCTGCTTTCCATTTTGCTTGATTTCTTGCATATTCAAATGCTTCACGAATATAACCTTTGGTTTGTCTTTTTGGTTTTTTAGGTTTCGTTGTTTGTTTCAATGGTTTTACTTCAATTAGGTATCTTTTAATTTTACCAGTGTTTTCTTGAACCTTAATATAAAAATCTGGAAAGTAACGATGAATACGACTATCGTGAGGTGAGATATATGGGAGAGCAATCTCTTCACTTCCCCATTCTAATATACTTGTATTTTTATCACAATACACCATAAACTTTCTTTCCCAAAGTGATCTGTATATAATATTCGTTGGATCACCTTTGTACTTTCTAGGAAAGGATGGATAGTATTTTCCTCTATAAGCCATCTAAATAACTATACTATAGTTGTATTTAGAGTGCCAGCACCAAGACCAAAGAGAATATCAGATATATTACCTAAGTTGCAGAACGTAGCTCAAACTTCAAATTTTCTTGTTAAATTTGTATTACCAAATGGTGAGTTAAAATCTCATATGAGAAGAAAGGGTTTAAATGATCGTTTTGTTATAGAAGATGCAGGATTGTTATGTTATAATGCAGTGTTGCCAGGTAGTGCACTAGCTGCAGTAAATACAGTTGGTGATTACCAAGGTATGGTTGAGAGATTTGCACATACCCGAAATTTTACTCAAGTTAATTTTGAATTTTATGTTGATAATGAATATAAATCTCTTAAGTTTTTAGAACATTGGATGGAATTTATAACTGGGAGTAATTCAAATGATTTATCAGCAGATTCTTATTATTTTCAATTAAACTATCCTGATGATTATAAGTCAAATGATACTCGTGTAGTCAAATTTGAAAAAAATTACTCTCAGTTCTTAGAATATAGATTTGTTGGTTTGTTCCCACTTAATTTAAACTCTACAAGAGTGCAGTATGGCAATTCACAAATATTAAAAGCAACAGCTTCATTTAGTTATGATCGTTATATCTGTGGTGAGTCATCTTCATTAGCAAGAGATTTGGGAAGGGCATTTAATGATTTAAGATCAGCGATCAATCCAAGTAAAGATGGTGCAGTTTCATATGGTGATAATGATAGACTGAATAATATATTAAGAGTAAGTAGCACATCAGGAGGCACTTTAAATTCGGATGTTGCAAATCTAAGGACTTCTATAACAGGAAATGTAACATCAGTGGCAAACGCAGCAGGACAAGGATTACCTGGTTCTGGTCAAGTTATCTCCTGATAACCACTATAAATAATGACACTGAAGTGCTTAGAATATTATGCCTTTACCAAAAATTTCAACCCCAACTTACGAGTTGGTGTTACCTTCGTCAAATAGAAAAATAAAATTTAGACCATTCCTTGTAAAGGAAGAGAAAGTTTTAATTCTAGCGATGGAGTCTCAAGATACGACACAGATTGCAAATGCAGTCAAAGATGTTATATCTAATTGTATCCTCACAAGAGGAATTAAAGTTGACAAATTGTCAACATTTGATATTGAATATTTGTTTCTTAACATAAGGGGTAAATCTGTAGGAGAAGATATAGAAGTTATGGTAACTTGTCCAGATGATGGTAAAACACAAGTTCCAACATCAATTAATATTGATTCTATAAAAGTTCAAACAGATAAAAATCATTCAAAAGATATAAAATTAGATGATAATTTTACACTTAGAATGAAGTACCCATCATTAACTGAGTTTATAAAAAATAATTTTTCAACTGGGGAAATGAATGTTGATGATACTTTTGATTTAATTTCACAGTGTATTGAACAAGTTTATTCTGAAGAAGAATCTTGGACTGCAGAAGATTGTACAAAGAAAGAGTTATCTCAATTCTTAGACCAATTAAATTCTAGTCAATTTAAAGAAATTGAAAAATTCTTTGAAACAATGCCAAAATTATCTCATAAAGTAAAAGTTATCAATCCAAATACTAAAGTTGAAAGTGAAATTGTATTAGAGGGGCTACAGAATTTTTTCGGGTGAGTATGGCACACGAAGATCTTGAGTCATACTATAAATTGAATTTTGCCTTGATGCAGCACCATAAATATAGTTTGACAGAGCTTGAAAATATGATGCCTTGGGAAAGAGAAATTTATGTTTCACTTTTACAACAACATATTGAAGAAGAAAATTTAAAAGCACAACAAGAACAAAATGGATGAGGAACAAGGGTTATCATCACCACTAGCAGGAAGTATTAGAGGTATTAGGAGAAGTGTATCTTCTAACATCTTTACTGGTCGTGCTGTTCCACCACCTGTAGCAGATCCACAAACAACAAGTTTACTTACACAAAATTCACTTACTTTAACAACTGTATCAAAACAATTAGAAAATATATCCTTAAATTTAAGTACACTTAATTTTTCACTGTCAAATATAAAAGATAATTTAGCAATAAGTGATACCTTAGACAGACAGAGAGAAGCAGCAAAAAGAAATAGAGAAAGAATACTTGCAGAGCAAGGATTGAGAGAGGGTAAAGAAAATGATATTGAGAAAAGAATACAATTTGCATTACAAACACCCGTTCGTCGTATTGCTTCTACAACTCAGGGTGTATTGCAAAGGTTAGTTGATTTCTTCCTGATATTAGCAGGTGGATGGTTGACTAATACTTTAATTAATATGATTAATGCGAATGCAGAAGGTAATGTTGATTTATTAAAATCTTTACAAAGAAAGTTAGCAACTGGATTATTAGTAATAGGTGGAACTCTAACAGCAATAACGTTTGGACTGTCAAAGATACTGTCACTTACTGCATTATTGGCATCGAGGGCGGTTAGATTTGGATTTAATAATATTTTGAGGAGACCCTTTCAAACTGTTATTAATTTACTTAGAACGAGATTAGGAAGAGTTTTTGGACTAGGTGTTGGTTCTGCTGGTGGTGGCATTGGTGCAGGAATAGCATCATTACCATTTATTGGTGGTATATACCTTTTCATAAACAATCAATTTAAAAAACTTGCAGCACGTTTTGGAGGAAAACCATTTGGAGTTGAAGGTGGACAAATCGGACCAACACCTCCACCAGCGGTTGCAAAAACTGGTGGTTTCTTAGGACCATTTAGAAAAATATTTGCTGGTGTAAGAAGTACACTTGCATTGGGTACATTATTTGATATCTTTATAAGTGGAGAAAATCCTGTAGATGCAATTAAGAATAATCTTGGTGGTGTCCTCATCGCAGCGATTGCTGCACCATTTATTCTTAAGTTGATTGGATTTTTAGGATTAGCTGGTTTAGCAGCAGGAGTTGTAAAATTTATTCTTGGATCAATATTTTTTGGAATAGGAAAATCATTATTCAATCGTTTTAGGATATTTGGAGGTAACAATCAACAAGTACAACAACCAGATCCAGAGGAGGTTGAACTTATACAACCATCAACTGAAACAATAGCATTTGGAGAAGAAAATCTAAGTAACACTGATACATTAGTTGCACAAACAACAAATGTTGCAGATAATATTGTTCCCGTAAACAATAAGAAAGAAATGAATGTTGCAGAAAATATTTCAAATTTTGAAGAAGGAGGCACAACGATTGTTAATATTCCAACAGATGACGGTGCTCAAACACAGGAAACTCAAGTAGCTTCTGCAGGTGGAGTAGAAAAACCAACGTCATCAATTCCATTCATTGGATTTGATAATGACAATATCCATACACAGTATGCTGTGACTACATATGGAGCCTTTGCCTAATGTCGTTAAGAGCAAGAAGAGACTCATTATTAAAATCATCGATAAGTATCAAATCGATGAGAGATTCTGTTGCTAAGTTTAATAAAGGATTGCAGCAAGCAAAAAAAAGTGCCTTTGAAATTGTAAAAAATACAAAAGAATCAAATGTATTCAAGAGAACTTTAATAGGTAGGGATAATAACTTTTTTAGAAAAAGACAAGAGAATATAAGAAGAAAAGATCGAGAGGATGAAATTGAAGCAGTATCATTATCTGGTGCTGTAAAACAAAGGGGAACTATACTTGCAAAGAGTACAAGAGGATTTTTAGGTAGAATGTTAGATTTTGTTGGTATTTTATTAATCGGATGGGCAGTAATTAATTTACCAAAAATAATAAAGGCTTTAAGTGGACTTATTAATTTAATAAGGAAAGTTACAGGTATTTTAGGATCTTTTATTAACACCATAAAGGATATTGTAGTTGGCATTGGTACAGTGATTAGCGATGCCCTATCTAAATTACCATCTTTTGATTTTGAAAAAAATAAAAGAGGTATAGAAGAAAATTTAGAGAGAGCTTCAGGTGGTTTAACAAGGTTGGATAGGCAACTAGTTCAATCTGGAAATGACTTTACTGATTTTGGTGATGAAGTAGAACAACAATATGAGCAAGAATTAAAGGATGCTGAGAATGAGGGAGTAGTAGAAGGAACTCCTTCATCATCTGATGGTGTTAAAGAAAAACAAAATGAAAAAGATACTATAGAAGGATATAAAGAACAAATTGGATTTAATGTTGATGCAATTACAAAGAGTAAAGATAATAATCAAGAAAGAGAAGAGGGGACAAAAGATCCTATTGATAACATAAAACCAAGAAAAACATCTACAGAAAATGTAGAAGTTGATGATCCAAAGATAAATGTAAATAAGATACTAGATGATGAGATTAAAAAAAGTAATGTTGATCCAAAAGGAGAGTTTGATAAACAATCTTCCAATCAGATTAACAATTTTACTATTAGACCAACTGACACTGGAAATGATAGGATAAATGCGTTCAACCAGCGTAGAAATGAATTAATACTACAGCAAAAATATGGTGGAACTGGTAGACCAATTACTGTAGGAGATAAAACTTATAATCCTGGTGATAAAGGTTATACTGAAGCAATTAATATGATTCAGGGAGTTACGAATAAAAGTGGAGCTATCGTTCCGATAAGAAGAGATATATCAAAATCTGTAAGAAGTAATAAAAAGAAAAAAGGAGATACAATTTTTATAGTTGAAAAGAAAGTTCCTATGAATAATACGCAACCTATGGTGGCAAATGCAGGAAGTAAAATGGGATTAAATAATTTAGGGGAGTTTGATACTAACAAAACTCTTATGAAATTACAAAGTACATCCACACTTAAGTACACATAATGGCAGCAATAGATAGTTCACTTTATGAAAAATTTTTAATTGAATCAGTAGATGGATCAAAAACTGCTGATATATCAGAGGGTGTTGTCAGTTTTAATTACAATGAAGATTTGTACTCCCCTATGTTAACTGCAAAAGTTTTAGTTATCAATACTGGTAATACAATAAAGGGAGAGGATGGAAAAATGGAGTCGTTATATAATGGATTTCCATTAAGAGGTGGTGAGAGAGTTGTGATTAAAGTGTCAGGTAATTGTGCAACAAATAAAGGTCTAGACTTTTCCGATAAACCAAGTAAATATTTCTATGTTGGATCTATTACAAATGTTTTGATTAAAGATGGTAAAGAAACGTTTACTTTAAATTTAGTTTCAAGAGAAGCAATAACAAATGAAACTGTAAGAGTTGGTAAAAGGTTTCCTACATCACAAAAGATATCAGGCAGTGTTGAAGATATATGTAAAAATTATTTAAGTTCTGATAAATTATACGATGTGGATGAAACAGCAAATCCATATGGTTTTATCGGCAATATGAAAAAACCATTTACAATTTTGACTTGGTTAGCATCAAAATCTGTTCCAGCGAATGTCAAGGGTGGGTGTACAGCAGGTTATTTTTTCTTTGAAACACAAAAAGGATGTAGGTTTAAGTCTGTTGATATATTGATTGATCAAGATCCATATGAAGAAACATACGTCTACACACCTGGTGTAGTTGAATATAAGGGACCTAATAATGATTTTAAGATTTTGGAGTATAGTACTCAAAAGAATCAAAATCTTTTAGATAATTTAGAGAGAGGTGCATATTGTAGTCATAGGAAATATATTAACCCTTTAACATTTGAATATACACCAACACCACAAACTGTATTTAAATTAGATGATTATTCAGGGAAGATGAAAAATTTAGGTAGTGATATTGATGTAACTTTACCCTCTTTAAGTGATAAGGATAATCGTACACTTGCTTCTGTGCCTAGTAGATATATTACTGGATTTAAAGATATAGGTACTGTTGAAAATGACGTTTCACTTAGTGAAAATGCAGATCCAGCTCTCATTCACTCACAATCTATGATGAGATATAACATATTGTTTACACAATTATTAGTGATGACTGTTCCTTTAAATACTAATTTAATTGCAGGTAATATTATTAACTGTAAGTTTCCAAGAATTGACCAAGAGAAAAGGAAAGAAATTGATCGTAATCAAAGCGGACTATATATGATAAAGGAGTTGGTACATTATTTTGATGCTTCAGGATCATATACAAAACTTAAATTAGTAAGAGATACTTTTGGGGAGAGAGAAACATGATTGAAAATAATATTTTAAAAAGTAATTTTTTAGGAAGAGATGGTTTTAGATGGTGGGTTGGACAAGTCGCACCAGAAGAAGCACAGGGTAAACAAATTAATGGACAAGGATGGGGAAATCGTTTGAAGGTTCGTATATTGGGATATCATCCTGATGATGATGTAGAATTAACAAACGAACAATTGCCTTATGCACACGTATTATTATCACCTGAGTCTGGATCTGGAAGAGGTAATAAAGGAAAATCTATAAGGATATTGCCAGGTGATAATGTATTTGGGTTTTTTCTAGACGGAGATGATGCTCAACAACCAATTATAATGGGTGTCTTTGCAAATACAAAACAAGCATCCACAATAATGGGTGATAAGTATACTCAACCTTTTGTTCCATTCACAGGATATACTAGTAAAGTTAAAGCAAGTGACTTCATGATTAAAAATGAAGTAAGTGATCAATCTGGTCAATACTCTCAAAAATCTGTAAGGCACATAAGTCCAAAACAAGCAAAAGAACTTCAAGAAAAAACAAAAGAAATTGAAAGATCTGCAAGTGCTTCTTTAGGACAAGTTGTAAACTTTGCAGGTAATAATCAAAATGCTCCAGTTAATAAGATAAAATCTGAATTGCAAAATGCTGTTTCAAATTTTGATATCGCATCGGCAAAGGAAAAGTCTGGTATTTTAGATAATGTTGCAAGGAAGATATCTGGAATTTCAAATGGAATTTCAGGTAGCATCATTAATAAGACATATGCTGAGTTAGCACCTAAATTAAATACAGGACTGCATGATTTATATAAAAAAACTTACGCTACAATATTAGCAGCTACACAGAACCCCGCAATTGCAAAAAAAGCAGGGACTGCAGCACAGACTGCAATGGTAGGACCAGTGAGAGGTATACAGAATTTTTTACCTTGTGCAGCAAAAAATATAAGTGAAAATTTATTTGGATCTATTCGCAACATTTTGGGTAGTTTTTTAAATAATGTCAAAAACTTCACTGATTGCATTGGTGATCAGTTTGTCGGTGCTATATTTAACGATGTAATTAATAAAATCAATGGTCAGTTGGGAGGTTTGATGAAGGGTGTTTCTAAAATATTTAATGGCAATTTGATAGGAATGCTTAGATCAACAGCAGAGGGTATCTTAGGTATGGCAAATGCTTTTGATTGTGATCTACCTGTTGCAGACTTAGCTGCAAAAACAAACCAATGGACAATAGGTAAAGGACCCAAAGACAACAATATGTTTAATCTCGATAAAGTTGCAGGAAGTATTTTAGCAACTGCGAATGCAGCACAATCTTTACAAGAAGCAGCAGCAAGTCCAGGTGGAATATTAGGAAACCTTGGAGTTTTTGATTTTATGAGACCTGATGTTAGCACACCTGGTTTTGGTAGTCAATTAAGTGATTGTTACACTGGACCTCCTTTAAATTGTTCTGGAATTCAGGTCAATATTTTTGGTGGAGGTGGAAAAGGTGCTACTGGTAAGGCAATTTTAGGTGCAATAGTTGGTGATACTTTTGCAGAACAAACTGGAAGTTTATTAGGTATACAAATGACAAGTGGTGGTTCAGGATATACAACTCCTCCATTTGTTGAAGTTGTTGATAATTGTGATCAGGGTTTTGGTGCTGTTGCAAGGGCAGTCGTGGATTATGATCCACAGTCACCAACATATCAACAAGTAGTTGATGTTTATGTTGTATCACCTGGTGAAAATTATCCTATTATTGAACCAGATGATGATGGAATTTATAATGTTGATCACGTTGTTGTTGTAAATTCTGGTCAAGATTATAGTGAGGAAGATGTTGTTACTGATGATCAAGGAAACATTTACACAGTATTCCTTGATGAAAATGGAAGGATATTAAACGTAATTCCTCCAGACCCAGAAAGAGTTAATGTTGAACCTGTAACTGAACAACCAGAATTAACTATTACTACTTCTACAGGATTTGGAGCAATTCTTAGAGCACAAATTTTACCAAGACCAGAATTCCAAGGTGAGGTAAAACAGGTGATTGATTGTATTACACCTCGTGATGGTATTGTTGGATTTATAAATGGTGAGGCATATTATGGATCATTCCATGTTATGCCAAATGGTGTAAAAATGACAGGATCAACTCACAGTGATAATGATATGATAATATATGACACACCTCAACAAAGTAGAACATCAACCGCAACAATTTCACAGACAAATGTTTCCAGCACCACAACCCAGACTACTACAAGTAGCACTACTCAAACTAACACAACTAACAACACAAGTCAGCAAACGACTGGACAGAGTAACACTTCTGTTTCTGATAACACTTCTAGTGATAGCGGGTCTTCGGGATCAGGTGGGAGTTACACGGGATACTGATAAATATTAATAAGATAGAAAAACTATGGCAACTCCAAACGCAGCAGATAGAGGAAATTGGCAGAATAGAGAATATGAGTCTTTTGGACCTCATTTCAGGATTGATACTGGAAATCCACAGAATGGATATAATGGTACAGTTGTTTATGATCTATTAGGTGATGGAAGTGGTGGTAATACTAGTGCATTGGGTATGACACATGGAGGATTGTATCATATTTACAATGATCAATGTATAGAAATTGTTGGAGGTAGAAAAGTAGATGCTGGTGGAGTTTGTGTCAATATTATTGGTTCTAGTGGAGATGTAACAATTACTGCAATGAGTAATGGTGATGTAAAGGTGACAGGTGCAAATATAATATTAGATGCAGATAAAAACGTCGAAATAAATGCTGGAGGAGATTTCAGAGTTAGAGCTAATAATTCAATTAATATGAGTTCAAATACTTGTTATATCAAAGCACCCTATGGAAAGATAAGAGTTCGTGAAGTTGGTTGGATGGGAGGAGTATTTAAAGGTACAAAAGTATCTGAGAGTGTCTGGGGTGCATAATGTCAGATATTTTCAAAGATGGTAGTGTTCCGTTTCCCGATTATGATAACGAAGACACTGATAATTTTACGAAAAAGGCAGAGTTTACAGATGATGTATTCGTTTATGGAAATTTATATGCAAACATAAAATCTGAAAATATTTCATTTTCAGAGACAACAACTTTTGCAAATGTAAATGTTGAAAATATCTTTCTTGGTGGTGGTATAGTTGGTTCCTCTGGTATATTTGACTGTCTTACTGCAAAAAATAAATTTGATGTAGGTGTTGCTGGAACTGTTTTCACTGCTATATCAGAGACTGATGGATGTAATAGTGTTTCTAGTCCTGGTCGTGTTGGTATTGGTAGTACACAACCTGATGGTAGATTCCAAGTTGGTGTAGGGGGAGAGACCTTAGATCCAAAATTCCCAGTCAATCCATTTCAATCAGCCTTTATCATAACTGATGATGCGAGGACAGGTATTGGAACAACTCAACCAGATCAGAAATTCCAAATAGGAATAGGTACAGATACTCTTGTCTTTACAGGATTAGGAACTTTAGGTATTGGAACAACAAATCCTGGTGCATTTGGTATTAATGATGCTGCCTATGGTTCATTAAGAGCAGATTTTGATGGAAGTATAAGAATTGCAAGAAATATTTACGACTCTGCAGGATCAGTTGGTGCAAACGCAAACTTTATGAGTCGTGATTCTAATGGTATTCGTTGGGTTTCATTTACACCTGTAGAAACTGAGGGTGTATTCATACAAGATGAAGGAACATTTATTCCTACAGTGGGTACTGCACAGTCATTCACAGTATTGAATTTTGTTCAAAAAAATAGTGAAGGTCAAGGAACTGATACATTAATACCGACTGCACAAGATCCAACCACTGTTACAGGTGTAGCAACTATATTCACACAAGATCTTTGGGGTCATCAGGGAACTGGAGTAGGTGCTGCAATTTATAGACAGTCAAGAGTTGGAATCAATCAACCAAATCCTCTTTACCAGTTAGATGTTAATGGAGATCTTCATGCTTCAGCCTCTGTACAATTTGATTCTACTTTAACAGTCAATGGTACAGTTCAATTAAACAATACTTTAGATGTTGATGGTCTAACAACATTTAATGAAACAACTGATGCATCAAGCACCACTAATGCTTCAGTTCAGATCGATGGTGGTGTTGGTATAGTAAAAAGGTTGATAGTTGGTGATCAAACATTATTGCAATCACAGCAGCAAAGCACCTCAACATCTAGTGGATCATTAGTGGTATCTGGTGGAGTTGGCATTAATAAAAATATAAACATTGGTGGTTCAGGTGTGATTGCTGGAAGATTAGATGTTGATAACACCGATACCTCTACAAGTCCATCTTCAGGTGCAGCAGTTATTGATGGTGGTTTAGGTGTTGCTGAAAATATAAATTCTGGTGGATCTGGAACTTTTGCAGGTAGATTAGATGTTGATGATCAAACAGACTCAACAAGCACAGGAACTGGTGCAGTTGTTGTAGATGGTGGAGTAGGTATCGCTAAGAATTTAAATGTAGGTCAGAATGTAAAAGTATCTGGTAATTTAGAATTGGATGCTCAACTCACTGATTTCTTTAATAGTAATGGAGTTGGAGTTTGTAAGACAGACTATCGTTTATCATCTTTTAATGTTTCAGGTGTAGGTGTTGGAGTATCGTGGAGACCATCAGGAGTTCAAACAAAGAGGACTTTATGGGTATCTAAAAATGGTTGTGATACAAACAGTGGATTACTAGAAGGAGATGCAAAGTATACTGTGGCAGCAGCTGCAGCAATTGCTCAAGAGGGTGATACTATAAAAGTAAGATCAGGAGTTTATATTGAAAATAATCCAATAGGATTAAGAACTGATGTAGCGATCACAGGTGAGGATTTAAGATTAGTAACAATCGTTCCTAATAATACGAATAGGGATGTATTCCATGTGAGGAGAGGATGTTTAATAGAAAACTTAAGTTTTGCTGGTGCAACTATAACAACTAATCATCCACGTTGTGGTGCTGTTGCATTTCCACCAATACAAGCAAGTGTCAATTCTGGTTTAGATTTTCAGGCAGTTTCAGGATTTACACCACTAGGTCCTGCAAATGAAGGTGCTGCTGGTAGATGGAGATCACCTTATGTAAGAAACTGTACAAACTTTATGACTGGTAGTATAGGTATGAAGATAAATGGTGATCACGCTGATGCTGCTTTTACAGGAACTAATGATGGTGGTCAAGATTTAAAATCAATGGTTTGTGACTCATTTACACAATATAATGAAGCAGGTATTGGTGTATCAATATCAAATAATGGATATGCTCAGTTGGTTTCTATATTTACAATTGGTTGTGAGATTGGTATTGGTGTATCCTCTGGTGGACAATGTGATTTAACAAACTCAAATAGTTCATTTGGTATCAAAGGTTTAGTTGCAGATGGTTATGGTGATATTGAATTTACTGGAACAACTTCAGGTACAAGTGATGCTCAGTCAGATACAATTATAAGTACAAATACAAAAGATAGTGGTAATAATATTAGAATACCTTTTGATGGTCAAGGTGTTTATTTTGAATTAGATATGAGTAACTATGATGATACTACGTCAACATCCACAGTCACAGCTCCCTTACAAGTTGTTAGATCGATAGAAGTTGTTAATGGAGGTAATGATGGTGATTATTCTGTGGGTTCACCTCCTATTATTACATTAAATGAAACACCTCAAGGTCCAGAATCTATTCTTCCTGAATTTTCACCAAATGTAAGTGCTGCTGGTACAATTACATCAGTAGATGTTATAAACAGTGGTAGAAACTTCTTACCTTCTCAAAATCTTTCAGCAGTTGTTTCAAGTGGTAACGCAACTTTCAGAGTAAAAACTGATCCAATTTTATTTACTGTGAGTGAAGCAACTGAATCAGCAGCAGTCACAGGTATATCTACAGTTACATTTAATGAATTCATACCCTATCAAGTTTTTAACAGTACCCCAGTAAAGTTTGTTAGATTAAGTCGTATTATCACCAGTTCTCATTCATTTGAATATATCGGTGCTGGTACAGACATAAATACATCGAACCCATTCCAAGGTGGAAAACCTGTACCAGAGAATGAAGTTATCGCTATAAATGGAGGTCAGATACCATTTACAAGCACCGATCAAAAAGGTAATTTTAGAATTGGTGATGGATTAACAATCGATCAGACTACTTCTACAATTCGAGGTAGAGACTTCAATAGGGCAATCCAAGCACAATTAACACCACTGATATTAGCATTGAGATAATATGGCAATCGCACCAGTCAATAAATTTGTATCAATTGCAGTTCCTGTTTCACCAGGTCTGCAAAAGTTGTATGAGGTTCCAACAGGTACATCTGCATTGTTACTTTATACTCAAGTATCAAACGTTGGTATTGGTGTAACTTATCCGACTGTAACTTTCACTCAGAAAAGAACTTCAAGAAGTACAGGAAATACAAGAGATATACGTGTTATTAAAGATGCAGAGATACCACCCAATGATGCAGTAATACTTGTAGATGGTAGATTAGTTTTAGAAAAAACTCCTTTAATATTGGATCAACTTTATATTCAAGGAACTCAGCAAGGTGTAGGGATAATAACAAATGTTTTATATGATGAACCATCTGGTATTGC